TGTAGGTTTACTTAAGGTAGGTGCAGGTATAGCCGCGGCGGCAGCCACTACAGCATTATTAACAAAAGCATTTGATAAAGCAGGGGAAAGTATAGCAGATTCTGGTTTAGACGGAGATCCTGATAGTGCATTAGGTAAATTCAATGCTTTACTGGTTGATATAAAGGAAACAGCAAGTGGATTACCCGAAGAAGTAGAACCAGCAGGTGGTAGTCTTAAAGATTTACTAGTAGATATTTCAAACATAGGTGCTAATGCGGCTGATGGTGTTAAAGATACTAGAACAGCATTACAGAAATTCAGAGATGACTTAGAAATGAGTGGTCTTACTGTAGACGAATACAGTCTGTTTATGGAAAGATTAAATGAATTATTTAAAACAGGTGAAATAGGTCTAGAAGATTACAGAGCAATGTTAAGAGACTTAGATGACACATTTGGTCAAAACGAAGGACTCAATAACTTCTTAGATACATTAGAAACAGCAAACAAAACACTAAGTGAAGATCTTGTAGAAGCATTTAGGAACGGTGAAAGTGCAACAGGTTCATTTAAGAAAATGTTTAACACACTTATAAATCAAATTATAGCAGATGTTATAAGATTAAGTATCATACAACCTATATTAGGTGCAATTATGGCACCATTTGGATTTGGATTTGGTTCAGGCGGTAGTATTGTAAAATTACCATCAGGAGATGGTGGTGGATACACAGGCGGTGGTGTAAGATCTGGTGGAATGGACGGTAAAGGAGGATTTCCTGCAATATTACACCCTAATGAAACAATTATAGACCATACAAGAGGACAAAGTATAGGAGGATCACAACAAGTAACATATAATATAAATGCTGTAGATGCCGCATCATTTAAAACACTAGTAGCAAGAGATCCAGAATTTATATACAATGTAACCAGAGTGGGTAGTAGAAGGGTACCAGGATAATGAGTAACTTTCAATATGCAATAGATAATTCAACTGCCATACAGGTAAATTATCAGGATATTACAAATGGTGCTATATCCAGAAACGGAAATATAACACAAGGTACAGTATTTGGTACTAGACCTTATACAATAGAATGTAATATGCCTCCTGTACTTGATGGTGGTGATGCTAATGTTAGAGGACTACTTAGTTATATAGATAACAATGCTCGTGTAACTACAGAGACGGTCAATATAGGCGCAACAAATACAGGACTGTCATATATATTAAAATATCAAGGAACAGCATCAACGACGGCACTAGAAGCCTTAGAACTAAGTTCGTATGGTAATGGTAGACCTGGAATAGCAATAACTGGCCAGGGTACTACATTAACACCTAGTATGCTAGTTATAACTTTAGTATGCAATGCAAATGATATAGACACAGGTGCTATATACTTTAAGAAAGGTGATTTCTTACAATTAAATGGTCCTAACGAACGACCTTATCAAGTAACTCAACAAGTAGATAGTACAGACTTTTACGGTGGCATAGGTACAAAATATCTAGACGTGCCCATAAACAGAGTATATAGTATGGTGGGCGGAAATTCGCCTGGTGCGTTATCATCTCCGGAAGTTCGTATAGGTGCTAATGTTACATTTCAAGTAAGATGCATAAACAAACCTAGGTCATCATTTCAACCAGGTGGTCCTAATAATCTTACAGTAAGAATAGAAGATGCATTTGAACTAGCAGAGGTAATATAATGGCTACAATAGAACAATCTATAGCACAAGTAATGTTACCAGAAACATATATGAATATAACTCTAGACAAAGTCACTAACAGTAGTATAGGTTTAAGTGGTAGACAAGCCGCAGAACACATGGCTGTAAATACAGTATATCAATTAGAAGTAGGAATGTGTCCGGGTAAAAAATACAGTACTAAAAGAGAGTACCTATTTACAATAGAAGATGCAATGAACAAAGGCACAACATTTACATATACCGCACCTAGCCCAGGTCCCTGCACATATCAGGGAGATGTACCTAACCCTAACCAAATTACTTTAACCGATTGTACAATAGGTGAATCAACAATATATGTAAATACTACTGGTGTTACAGCAAATATGACAGGTGCTGTATATTTGGTTCGTGCAGGTAGTTATATACAAATGGACTCACATCCTTACCAAGTTGCAGAAGATGTTGCTTGGACAAGTAATGGTAATGTTGCAATACCTGTTACAAGACAGATAATGGAAGACCAAAGTGGTGTAAGTTCATTTGTTGTAGGTAATCCTACATGGACAGTAAAATTTGCAGAAGCAATTCCGCATACAGTACAACCATATGATAGGTTACAGTATAGTAAGTCTAGTGTTAAATTTATAGAGGTTTTATAATGAGTACAAGCATACCAGAAGTAGCAGACGCCAGTATAGCACATGCATTACTAGTTACCTTAAAATTAGGTCCTACTACATATAGATTAACTAATGCATATAAATCAATTGTTACTGCAAATCCTTTATATTCATTTACAGCATTAGGAGGATTCCTACAATGTGGTACTATAGCAGATAATATTAAAGCAACATCAGGAGATTTACAGTTATCTTTAAGTGGTGTTCCTGTAGATGGTAATAATTATTTGACAAAAGTATTAGCAACTTCTATAAAAGGTGGCGAAGTTATAGTGGATAGAGCATTCTTTAATACTACTACAGGTGATATTACAAACACATATCAACGTTTTAAAGGTATAATAACATCTTATAGTGTAAGTGAAGAAATGGATGTATTATCAGGTGAAAATACAGCAACAGTAGTTGTATCAGCATCAAGTACACTAGCAATATTAGAAAATCAAGTCACAGGACAAAGAACAAACGAAGTAGATAGAAAACGTTTCTTCCCAACCGATACCATAATGGACAGAGTAAAAGATTTACACCAAGTACAATTTGATTTTGGTAGAGAGTTCAGTGGTTCCTCCGGAGGCGGTGGCGGAGGCGGAGGCGGTGGCGGAGGCGGCGGAGGCGGAAACCGTAATCGTTATAAAGGTATACAAAGGTAATTATGATTAGACGTGCAGGAATGGGAGATTATGAAATTATCATGGATATGATGATTAATTTTGCTAATGCGGCTCCTTTTACAGCATTTCATAATCCACAATATAATGCAAATTATATCACTAATTTAATTACAGGATTTATGAAACAAGGTATAATACTTGTAGCAGAAAAAGACGAAAAGCCCATGGGCATGTTAGTTGCAGGTATAGGTCCAGATACATGGCTACCGCATATAAAAATATTAAGAGAATATGCATGGTGGGTAGAGCCAGAAGCAAGAAATACAACATTAGGATACAAATTACTAGTAGAATATATAAAATTTGGTAAGCAATTAAAAGAAAAAGGTATTATAGATGCCTTTACATTAACAAACATGGTGCAATCACCAGATTTTGATTTAGAAAAACGTGGTTGGAGAGAAATAGAATCTAATTATGTATATGAGGGATAACAGATGGCAGTATTTACAGCAATAGCGGCAGTTATAACAGGTGCAATTACAGGAGCCGGTTTCGCGGCGGCCTTTGCCGCGGCAGGAACACTAACAGGATTAGGTATTGCTACATCATTACTAGCAGGTGGTATTGCTATTGCTACAGCAAAAGCATTAGGACCAAGTGTACCAAATATACAATCTGCAAAAGATCCAGGTGTTAAAATACAATTAGATCCCAGTACAGACAACAAATTACCTATATACTATGGACAATCCTTCTTAGGAGGAATCGCCATAGATGCGATGATAAAAAACCAAAACAATACTATGGTATATGCTTTTGCTATAGGAGAACAAACAGATTCAGGTACAGTTACAATCGATGATGTGTACAGAGGAGATAGTAAATTAAATTTTGGATCCGGTGCTTCAGCACACCAAGTAGTAAGTCTTACAGACCCTAACGGTACATCAGTAACAAATGTAAATGGTAAAATACGTTGTAGAGTATATGCAGGAAATACTCATGCAAATGCACAAATATTTCCAGCACCAGGCGGTGGTACAACAGCCGTAGATGCAGATACTATGTTTACTAACTGGTCAAGCGACCCAAATAAATTAGGTAGTAATGCTATTATAAGTATTGTAGAAGTAGATTATGATGCTAGTAATGGATTACAAGGACTAGGTACTATAAGTTATGATTTTAAAAATAGTCTTGACAATCCTGCAAATGTATTATTAGATTATTTAAAGAATGACAGATATGGATGTGGATTAACAGACGATGATTTAGATTTACCTTCTTTTACCGATATGTATGATTATGCAAACACGCAAGTAGCATATACAACAAGTGCTGGTGGTAGTTCAACTCATAGTCAATGGCAAATAAATGGTGGACTTAGTACATTTCAACCTAACTTAACAAATATTGATCAAATATGTCAAAATAGTGCAACATTCTTTACATACAATGCAAAAGAAGGAAAATATAAGGTAGTACCTAACAGAGCGGCTACAACAGCCGAACTTGCAAATGCATTCGTGTTTAACGACGATAATATTACTAGTAGTATAAGTGTCACTGAACCTGACTTGTATACAACATATAACAAAGCAGATGTAGAATATTCAAATGGTGAAGCAAAAGACCAAACAGATAATGTGTTCTTAGAAGTACCATTAGATGGAGGAATTCCTAACTTTCCTTCATTCAACAGAATAGCCGCAGAACCTATAAACACCTTAAGTACAAGATTATTCTTAACAAATGACAAGGCTCGTGCTACAAATTTAGGAAATTTAGACTTAAGACAGGGTAGAGTAGGTAGAACAGTAGAATTTGAAGCCAACCATACTGCCTTAACAGTAGATGTAGGTGATGTTGTTAAAATTACCAGTCCAAGACATGGATTTAGCGAAGATTTATACAGAGTTATGCGAGTAAGTGAAGTTGATAACGGAGATGGTGTAATAACAGCAAAAATAGTTGCTATGTTCTATTTTGCAGACATTTATAATCATACAGATGCACAAAATGAAGGTGAAATGGGTAATAGTGGTATACCTAGTATTCCAGTAGTAGCATTACCTGTACCAGGGGTATTAGATGGTACATACGGTGGATTGAACGTAAGCAATCAATTATACGGTAATATAGTTGTAAATGAACAAATGAAAACGTTTGGTGCAGGTACACAGTTAACTGATACACCTGGTTCAGCAAATATAAGTAGCGGAACAACATTCCAAGATATAGTAACAGAAAGTTATGACATAACAAATAGTGATATAGGTGACTATGAAATTAAAAGTATTGCAACATTAGGCGGAGCACCAACTACGGCATATGATGTAGGATTTAGTCAGAATGTTACAGTTACATGGGCTAATGCAACTAATACTGCTTCAACAACATTTACAGGCGGTGGCGTACAATTCTTTAATATTCCCTCTACAAGTCCTCCTCCACAGTTATCTGGAGCGAGAAAAGTCAGTACTGATCCTGTTGCAAATGGACATCCTGCAGATATGAAACCACAAACAGCAAATATAACATTAACAGGTTATACAGATATAACAGAAAGTCTACCTAATTTCCCAAGATCTTTTGGAGGAATGAATTATGAAATGCTTCGTGTTACAAAAGGAGAAAAGTAATGTATAGAACCTTTTATAATAACACTACAGGTAAAATATTAATATCTAGAAAGATGAGTCAATCTATGGTAGATGCTAGATTACTAGAACATACAGATCAAGGTGTTGTAAATGTTTATACTACTGATATAGACAATAAACGAGTAAATTTAGAAACATTACAAATAGAAGAAGTTACACCTCCTAATACAACATTTGAATGGATGAAACAACGAAGAAATATGAGATTATTAGAGTGCGATTGGACACAAGGTGTAGATTCTCCATTATCGGATAGTAAAAAAGCAGAATGGCAGACATACAGACAAGCACTTAGAGATTTACCTTTAACGTATTCTAATCCTACAAGTAAAGATGATATTACTTGGCCAACTAAACCGGAGTAATGTATGAGTAGATCAAGCACAAAAATAGGATTCTTTAGAAATAAACATAATGCAGGTGCAGGTACACCACATGTTCCTGTTGCAACTATCGTAAGTGAAACATTAAGTAATGCAACCTTTTATCCGGAATTTATGACATACAATATGGCATTCTCTACTAATTTTGCTCCTAATACAACTATAGGGTATACTATAACTGGAACAGCAACAGCATCAGAATTTTACGGTGGATTATCAGGCACAACTACATTAGATGCTAATGCTAATGGTAATTTAAGTATAACAACTAATGTAAATCCAAGTGCAACAGACGGTTCAACCAAAACATTTGCAGTAAATTTAACAACTACATCATATGATAAAACATTTGCATCAAGTAATAGTCATACCTTAACTGGTACACCAGGTTATGCTATACAATTTGTTTCACAGGGCAGTTATGCAACAGAATTGTCAACCGTAACTATATCAGGTGTTAATTACAATTTACGAAGAATGGATTATGCTAATGGTAATGTGATAACTTCAACAACAGATCCTAGAGGATTTACACAAAATACAATACGTGAACAAAAATATGAAATTAAATCTAACCAAAATCCTGCACCTTTAGAAGTGTTAGTTATAGGAGGAGGTGGTTCAGCATCTTATGGATATAATAATGCCGACCCTGCAGGTGGTGGTGGTGGCGCACAAATAATTGAAGCAAATGCTAATGTTACAGTAGATACTGTATATGATTTTGAAGTAGGATCAAACGGTAGATACACATGGCTATTTGACAATGGAGGTGATAGTTCTTATACATATTGGAGTACTGGACCTAATGGTAAGCCAAGTACAGCATTCGCAAATAGTTCATATTCCCTGCCAGCAAGAGAAGGACAAGGTGCATATGGTCAAAGCGGTAGAGGTGGTACTAATGGAGGACCAGGTTGGGCCGCAGGTGGTGGCGGTGGCGCAGGTAATTTATTTGGTGGTAATACAGGCCCAGGTATACCTACTGGAGGTCCTTTCCCAGGTATTGGCGGATACAGATACGGGCAGGCTAATACGGCTCCTACAGCAACAGCAAATGCTACTATGACACAAGGTGGTAGCGGTGATGATGGTAACAGCAGTAATTTTAACGGTACAACAACATTTTATGGCGCAGGTGGTGCCGGAAGTGGTGACGGTTCTGCAAATAACGGAACAAATGGTAATGGTATAGACAATTATGGTAGTGGCGGCCATGCATTTAAAGAAGGCGACGGAAGTATTACTATTACAGATTCTAAACCAGGCACAATTTATATAAAACATCTTGCAAACGGAGACAGACGAATAATTCTAAATTAACAATTTAGATAAATATAACAATAATAAGACTATAATGCGGACTCGCATGTAGTAAGTTCCAACTGGAGGCGAAACAATGAGCGGAAGACTCTTAACATTCTCACAATATTTAACGGGATCAGCAGACAACGTAAAAGTTGAAGAAATGTTCCCAAGCACACAAAAAACATTTACCTATAATTACGGTTTTGATGTTTCAAATTACGACTTTCATGCTGATATGCAGTCTATAGTTATAGATCAAATGTCTTATAATACTAACGATGGCCAACCTAATTTTACTACAAGTGCAGTATTAGGTTCATTTGCTAATGCAGAAATAGCCAACGCCAACATAGTAACTACTAGTGCCGCATCAGGTACTATTGATTTTACTATACCTAAAAACAGGTACACTGGACCTCTGGTACCAGACGCAAGAACAAACGTAGTAATTTCAGTTATATCCTTTAGATGGACAAATAAAAATGTAACACCTAATACTACTGACGGGCATAGATGGGCAATTATCGAAAGATATGAACCAGATGTCGTAATTGGTAATCCGACTTTAGCCGGTGGTTATACAGCAATACCAACATCATAGGAGTAGTGCATGTCAAATGTAACAGTAACAACATCTACAAGTAATGTAAATGTTAATTCAACAACAAATGAAGTAAATGTAACATCTACAATAAGTAATGTAGTAGTAGGAACTACCGCTGTAACACCAGCAAGTACTATAAGAGAATCAATATCAGTAACTGATACTGGTGGTGACGGAAGTCTATCCTATAGTAATGTATCCGGTGTTATAACATATACAGGACCAAGTGCCAGTGAAGTAAGATCACATCTTTCTGCAACATCACCTATGTTATACAATAGTGGAACAGGTGTTATTAGTATTGATTCCTCAGCAATATTCCAAAGCACATTCGTAGATTTAGGAAATAAATCAGGTAATGTTGCTATTGACAGTTCATTAGGCGATAATTTTAGATTAGATCTTACAGGAGATCTTACAGGATTTGATTTTAGTAGTGTTAATAATGGAGATTCCTTTACAATACTAATAGTACAAGATGGCATAGGTGGCCATCAAATAGATACTACAACTCATAGTGCATTTTGGAACGATGTAAAATTTGCAAATGATTTCAAAACATTAGATACAAATCCAAATAATTGGAATATTGTTTCTATAGTGTACGATGGATCAGGCCCAAATATATTTTACGCAAGTCTTGTAGTAGAAGAAGCATTAGGTATAACTAATTCAGACTTAGCAAACAGCAACGTAATTGTAAATGGTACAACAATTGAATTAGGAAGTAGTGGAAATATTGCAAATTTTGGCTCTTTAACAACTAATGACCTAACAGAAAATACAAATTTATACTACACTGATACTCGAGCAAGAAACGCATTAAATGTAGGAACTGCAAGTCCTAATAGTGGTGGTGCGTTAGCATATAACAATCTTAATGGCGGATTTACGTTTACACCAGCAGACTTAACAAGCAAAATAGAATTAACAGATTTAAGTGTAACTCAAGCAAGTGCTAGTGGTACAGGCACATTGGCTTACAACAATAGTACAGGTGTAACTACATATACACCACCTGATTTAAGTACATTCGGTACAAGCAATTTAACAAATGCCCAAGTTATTTCGCATATTGCAACAGTTCCTTTAGCAGTAGGTGGTAACTTATCAGTAACAGGTAATATTGATGCTACAGGTAACATAAATTACCAAAACGTTACAGACTTATTCGTAAGAGATCAAAAGATCACACTAAATGCAAACGCAACAACAGATGCAACAGTAGAAATTATATCAAACAGACCACAAAGTACATATAATGCAAAATTAACATGGAATGAACCATCAGAAGTATGGACATTTATGAATGGAGACAACACTTTCCATGAAATGCTTACAAGTACTCAAGCAAGAGGATTAGTAAGTGCCACAGACGCAGGAGGACTTGGTTCCTTTGCATACAATAATGGCACAGGTGTATTTACATATACAGGCCCAGCAGATGCTGACGTCAGAGGATTAATAAGTACAGCAACACCGGCCACACCAAGTGGAGGAGGTGCATTAGCATATAACTCTACATCAGGTGAATTTACATTTACACCAGCAGTACCAGGTATAGCCTTAACTGCTCTAAGTACGACTACAGCAAGTGCTAGTAGTGGAGGAGCATTAGCATATGATAATAGTTCAGGTGTATTTACTTTTGCACCAGCAGACTTAACAAGCAAAATAGAATTAACAGATTTAAGTGTAACACAGGCAAGTGCTACTGGTACCGGTGCTTTAGCATATAATAACGGAACAGGTGTATTTACATATACACCACCTGATTTAAGTGCATTTGGATTAACTAATGCACAGGCACAATCATTTATACAAAGCAATGGCTTAACAATGACTTCTGCTATAACTAGCAACAGTCTAATTAGCACAACTGGTAATGTACAAATAAATCCTGATACAGAAATAGACGGAATGAAGGGTCTTACATATGATTCTACTAATAATTTCTTAGGATTAGGTACTACAATACCAGAAGCGGCTTTCCATCAATTATCAGATAATAATGGATTAAGTGCTACAGTTCTATTAACAGAATACAGCACAGGTTCATCAGCAGGAGACTTTAGGTTTCAAAGAGGAGAAGGTACATTAGCAAATCCTAGTGTAATGAACTCCAGTGACAGAATAGGTCAAATAAGATGGGAACCTATATATAGTAAAGCGGCTGGTAATATTAGTTATGGTTATGACTTCAACACTACAGTAGAAATGTCAGGATTTGCAGACGGAACTCAAGGTGGTATTACAACAATAACAGATATATCACTTATAGGTAGTAGATCAGGAAGTACTGATACGCATACTGTTCAAAACGTTCAAGCATATAATGGTGGTACATTAACTGCAGACAGCATAACGTTTGCAGGTGGACAAATATTCTCAGATGGTGTAGTAGTTGATTACTCAGGTGCAACAGATGTTAACGTAACACCGTTAAACGGATTAGCCTTTTATCTTAAATATAATACAGGAGACAGTGGTAGATACGAACTATTTGATGATGCTGGATTCACAACACCCTCGCAAAGAGTAACAGGTAGTAGTTCCTACTCAAGTGGCGTAGGAGATATAGGTGTTAAAGCAGATAGACTTGAATTTACAGATAGAACACTAAGTTATTTTGATGGTACAATATTTACATTCTCAGGTGCAACAGATTCTAATGTAACACCACTTAATGGCCAAGTTGCTTATGTAGATAGAACAGGCGGTAGTACATCTAGAAGATACGAACTATATCGAGATGAAGCCAGGATAGATCCTTGGAATTTACAAGGAACACTAAACGTTACAGGTTTACAAGTGCAGATATCTGATTTCTACCAACCAACAGGTATACAAATACAATTAAACAACACGCAAGAAAGTCAAACATCATTAACTAAAATTAGAGCAAATGGTACAATGGAATTCGGTGCTACATCGTTCCAGGCTGGTACCGGAGCAGCCGCAAGTATAACAAAAGACGGAATATTTACAACAGCAGGTAATATTACATCTAGTGGTAATGTTGCAGGAAATTATTTCATAGGTAATGGTAGCCTGTTAACAGGTGTTACATCTTCTCTAGACGCAAATATAACTGTAGATCAAATAAATTTCCCAGTAGCATCTACTGCCAATACTAAACCAAGTATAAAAACCACACACGATAATGCTAATTCAATAGATATTAGCGGTGTACATAATATACGAGCAGTAGACAGACTTAATGGTTATGAATATGACGACCTAATAATGACAGTAGGTCCTACTAAACGATTCCAAGTAAATCAATCAGTAAGTGGTACTCCTGGGAATGAAGTAAATTATTTAACTTTAGAAACAGACGGTACATTATATCTTAAAGAAGGTAATATAACTGCTGGTTCTACTGAGAATATAACATTAGACTCAGGTACTAAAAACGTTAAGATATCTAAAACATTGGCTGGTACTAAATACGACCAGTTAACATTTAACAACCAAGGTTGGGCACCAACAAGTTATAAAACAAATCCTGTTTATAATGGTACTGCAGAAAGAGTTGCATACGTTATAGAAGGTACAACAACTGCAGGTTCTAATGTACTTACAGTAACAACAGCCGCAGAATTCCAAGATGCATTTGGTACTGGAAGTTATAGCGGTAATGCACCAACGGCAGGTGGCAGAACAGCAATGTTTACAGGTACTAATGCTATTGCTACTAATTATATAGGTAGAGCAAGAGGTACTTTAACATCAGGTTCTTTCCCGTTCCCACCAGGTATTA